TGAAGCCTCTAGGCCCTTGACATACTTCTGGCCTGAGTCGCCCATCGCCGTAACGGTCAATTCTTCAAAACTGCGGTTCAAAGTAATTGCTTGGACATGATCGCTTAGATCGACAGAGTTAACCTTCACGCCGACCTTATTGTTTAGAAATACAGCCATGAGATTATTCCTCGTCTTTCTTAGTAGTTACTGGCTTAGGTGTAGATGGTGCTACCTGCCCGATCTTGATCAGGAAGGCTTCTTGCTCTTTTTCCCACTCGGACATTTTAGCTCCAACTCGTTAGGACTGAGATATTGATATTGCATGTTAGTAGATCACCTGTGGCGGCACTTAGTACGGCTGGAGCCGATACTTCTGTGACGTTGTAAGTGTATGAGGATGCAGCGAGTTTGTTAAAGACTGCTACTACATTGTCCTCAATTCCATTGAGATTACCTTCATTGTCGAGCAACGGCACGAGAATAGTGACGGTGAAGTTCGCCATTGGCGAGATCGTTGCATGCCATCCATTAGAAGGCGAGATGTAAGGATCAGCTGGGCTGATGATTACGCTATTAGCAATTGGGGTGGATGGCGGAAAACTAAAAACGGAATATTTTGTGTTATCAGTGAGGGCTGAGGCGATGCCTGCGCGAAGTGTTGAAATGGCGGCCATCAGCCCACCATTGATCGCGGATCGAGATAAGGTGCAAGTAAGCCACGAACACGCGCCATAAGTGACGCGGACATGGTGAAGGGTGACGGCTGGAATCCATCGACGCTCATGCCTTGGCCACTTGGAGCCTGACGTGCCTGCCAAATTGTGATGGCCACCATTAGTGAGGCTTGCTGTATTGCTGGGATGGTTGAAGGATCGAGATAAGTTTCAGCAGCTACCATCCCATAAGGATTAACAGGGTGGAATGGAGTTACGGCATTGTTATTGCCTGTAATCGCATAAGTAATCGAATACTCGCCGACCTCTGTAATTGTCTTGCTGCCGTTGTGCTTTGATCCTGCGCCTGAGATAACTACTGTCTGACCAACATAAAAGATATCTTTAGTCGGATCGTCAAAATAAGAAGTGCCTGTGCTAGCTGTGTTGCTGTGTCCAACTAGAGGCGTGGTATTGGCCCAGATAAAAGGAAGCAAAACATTGTCAGCGGCATCGCAGACTTCTTGCAGGGTCGCGTCAGAGTAGAGAGTGCCGACTCCTAGTGCGCTGCGAAGCTCTGCAACTGTTGTGAGTGCCATGCTGATCCTTTCTAAAGACTGGCGGCGGAGAAGGGCACTCCGCCGCCAGCGACTTAGGGTATTGCTATTATGTAAGGTTGAACTTACGAACGCCCTTACCTGACTTAGCAAGGTAGATAGCGAGGTATCCGTAGAGATTGATTTCGATCTCGCCAGATGTTAGAACGTTTACGCGAAGCTGAGTTGTTGGTGATTCCCATGTGTAAACAGATGATGGAGCAACTAGGAATGCTGAGTTATCAACGATTCCAGAAGTTGAGATGTTGTGATCGACGATAAGGTCTGTACCAAGTACGCCGCCAACGACTGATGTCGCTACTGCGTTGCCTGATGCATTCTGTGTTGCACCCTGAGCAGAATATAGAGCGCGTCCAGTTGTATCCGCGTAGCCTGCAATTGCCGCCCACTGGTCGGTAGAAGCTACGAGCTTGTTAGCGAAGTCTCCGCCCGTTCCCTTGTATGCGGCTGCGCCTTCTACAGAGATGAATGACTGGAGTCCTGCTGCTGTTGCTGCTGTTGTTGCCGCTGTTGTTCCGTTAGCAACGAATGCTGCAAGAAGTGCTGCATCTGTAGCCTTCTCGTAGGCCTTCCGTAACTCGGCCATCATAAGCTCCATGAATGCAGGCGAGCTGCGATCCACCAACTCAAAACTCACTCTTTGAAGGCCACTGAACTTCTCGATCGAAATCGTGTCATAGGCTGAGGTCATCCCTGTCTCAGATGGTGCTGAACCTTCGTTGGTATCTGCAACTGTTGGTGCAACGTCTGGAGTAGATGCGTTGGTGTAAAGGCGTGGGACTGTGAATGACATTCCATCAATGCCTGCGAGTGATCCGCGAGTTGCGGCTTCAAATGCTGGACGGCCTGTGAATGTATCTGTGATGAAAGTATTTAGGTGAGACGGCAAAGTCAAACCTGTATTGGTTGAAGTCGAATCATCAGCAGCGCGAACTGTGCGACGAGCTTCGTCATCGCCTAGTGCTGCCTTCATTGATGCTTCGAGATATTGTGCTGATGAGATTGGAGCTACACGCTCGCGTACTGTAAATGCTGCTGCAACTGTTGGGCGAGCGGCTTCGACTGCTGCTGCTTCAACTGCTGGAGCTTCTGCCTGTGTTGTGTCTTCCACAATTGGCTCGCTTTCTGGTTGGATTTCTTCAGCAGGAAGATTTTCTTCCGCTGCGATCTCTAATACTTGAGCAGACTTAAATGCTGGCTCTGTTACTAGAGAAACTTCTTTGAGTTTTGCTGATGAGACTACGATGTGTCCATCTCGTGAAGGCTTTGATGCGATCACTTCTGCACCCACTGACAGGCCGCTAACCAGCCCTTCCTGTGCAAGGATCAGGCTTTCAGTACCTGCTGCGCTGCGACTTAACTTAAACGTCGCATAGATGCCATCTTCGCGAGTCTCAGCTGCAATCATGCGGCCGACAGGCTTCTTGATGTCATGCTGGCTAAGTAATTTGATCTTAGATACATCCTCAATGTTGATAGAGCCAGCCTCGAAGACGACTCCGCCCATATTGGTGTTACCGATCTCGCCTGTTCCCATTGGCACGATCTTGCCTGAGATTTCGCGTCGTTCTTCGCTGCATTCGATAGATGATGCCTCGATGATTAGTGTCTGCATTAACTTAGTCCTTCGCTGCCGTTAGGTGTTAGGTCTGTCATTTCCATCGCTTGCTCTGTGGTCACAAGTCCTAGAGATAGAAGCTTCTCGATCACTTGCAATTCGACTAGAGGATCAGATTTCAAGAAAGAATCAAAGACGGCAAAACGGACTTCGTGTCCAGAGGTGGAAATGTCATCCATGCTCATTCTGCTCTGTATCGCCTGCACATAAGGCTCGATGGATAGCGCGAAAAATTGCTTGCGCTCATCTTGGACGTTGGCATAGGTCATTGTCGTGTTCTGATCTGCTGAAAGATAATAGGCTGGCACGTTCATTGTGCGAGCAATCTGTGTGCTGAGATTCTGGATCGCTTCGTTATACATCATGTCTTTAGGTGTAAATGAAACTGGGTTATAGTCAAGAGTAGAAGTTAGATACGCTGTAGAGTTATTCTGACGTGCGCGTTTCCATGCGGAGATAAGTCCCTGAACCTCATTAGGTGGAAGATCCGCTCCTGAGTTCTTTAGGAAGCCTGTCGGTTGAGGATTCGCGGAATTGACCGCCATCGCTCTCTCGACATCAATCGCAGCTTGAATCGTGCGACCGCCACGCTCTAAAACTCCCTCATCAAAGCCTTGAATGGTAACAATATCGTTCATGTTTACAGGGCTTAAATCAACGTAATACTGAGTAACGAACATGCCTTCGAGGTCTGTTGTAAATGTTACGCGGCTGTTAGCAACCCACTCAAAAGATGAAGGACGGCCATCTTCTGCATAGCGTTCTGTAACTAGCAAATATGCTACGCCGTAAAACAAAAGTGAATCAACGATCCAAGTAAGCGTTACGAATGATGGCTGAGACTTTGACAGTTGAGAGATCCAGCGAGGCGGAGCGATGACTTCGCCTGTGCGCTTGTTGTAATACTCAAGTGGGATCGAAGCAACTGTGCCACAGATTAGATTACGAGCTCTGGCGACAGATGGGACGGTCATCGCATCGTATCGAGAGACACGCGAGACCATCGCGTTATAGAGAAAGGGCATGTTCTCGCCCATGATCTGTGGCGCGTTTTGCGCTTCAATTATTTGCGGCTTACGCGAGAAGATACCCATAGAGGGCAATTATACACTACATGTAGTCTATTCTGTGTAGATAGCCGCTACCTGTTGTGGTTTCGTAAGTTTCCAGATAATCATGGCAACGCTGATTGGAATTGAAATGTCGCCTGCTGATTTCCTTTTGACGATTCTCCACGCTGAATCTGTAACTTTTGCAGCCACATTGTCGAATGACTCGATGATGGATCTCTGGCCATTATGAACCATCTTTTTATTAACCATAGCGTCGAGCAAGTCTCCACACGCTTGATAGAAGTTATTAGAGCTGCAATCTTCGACCACTTGGCCAGCATTGGCGAGGCGGTCGGCAATTGACTGTGTGGCGTACTTGTCGAACATGATCTGACGTGGGCG